CTATGACTGGCGTGATGACGAGAGACAAAGACAAAACGCTCAACGACAGTATGGAGAGGAAAACATCATCCTCGACAATCCGCTAGGACCACTACCCACTGACATCAAAGTTGGTCAAGTGTGGGACTCCACAAAGCGTCACTGGAACGAGAAGATCAATCCAGATGAGGCGGTCCTTCACACTTTGGCTGGAGAAATTAGTGGGCTCACTCACCAACTGAGAGCCGGCTATTTCTCCACTGGTCTTAGGGCTTACAACACCAACATGGTTGGCCCCAAAGATGTCAATACTGCAATTGCAGTGGAGGCATATCGGATTGGAACAGAAGCTGCACTCACACCGTGGCTAGTGGTTAAGCGTATCTTGTATGAAGTGAACCTCAAAGTTGCACAGTTTATGAAGGCTACTTACGACAGGATGAAGATCGTCGTGCAAGAGATATTTGGCGGAAACTTGTCTATCATTATCCGACTTTGCGTTTACGCTGCAGTTGGTTATTCCGCCTGGTATATTATGAAGGGAACCTGGACATCGTGGTCCCTCGGCCTCCATAAACCACCAGAGAAGAGTATTCGCTCTCATGGCTCATGCAAAGTTAACAAGGAGTCAGAGGTTATCCCCGTTCAAGATTACCGACACCTGGATGTTCCGGATGATGGTGACGTTTATGAACATTGTCATCAGTGTGAAAAGTGTGAAATGTATTTTATGCACAAGCACAAGCAACACAATGCACCTAAGGGTAAATACCCTAATGTGTGCAATACATGCCGGACTAAGCTTAAGGAGTCAATAATCAGGGCATCTAAGAACGGTGATGAAATCCCTTTGTATCCTAATGATGAGTCACGAGTTGACTCGGTTGCCTCGGTTCAACAGGAGGGCACTTCAGGGTACAGGAGCGTTGAAATTAGGAAACACCAAAAACCAAAAATTGGAAAGGAAAGCTCGGAACCAACGATTGAGGAAGTTGATTGGGACGCTGAAGCCAGAAAATCGGCTAAAGGACCTGAGAACATACACAAGGCGCCTGCTCTCCAGATTGACAATGTCGAGAAGCACGGGACATCTGACCCAAGTAGTCTCGCTGTGGCAGAGTTAGTCAAAAAGAATATGGTGACGGTGTGGTGCGGCAATAGAAGTGTGGGCGGCCTGGGAATCCGCGGCTTCGAAATGCTGTGCCCTACACACGTTTTTGGGGAAGTCTTTAATCAGCGAGTTTGGGTTTTCCAAATCATTCGCGAAGGTCACTATTACACCATGACCTGCGAAAAGAAAAATGTCCATCTCTACACGTCACCACTAAATGATCACTATCAGGA